ATATGGATTTATTGGCAACTTCTGCCAATGTAACTGCTATGGGTCATTTAGGTACTTCGGCTAATGTAACAGCTATGGGATTACTTGGCACAAGTGCTTGTGTGGCTGATATGGCTTTATTAGGTAATGCTGATGTAATTGCTGATATGGCTCTACTTGGAAATTCTGATGTTATTGCCGATATGGCAATTTTAGCAACCTCAGATATTGTAAGTGATCTTAATACTCTTGCAACAAGTGATATAGTTTCTGACTTAAATACTCTTGCTACCTCAGATATAGTATCTGACATTAACACTTTAGCAACTTCTGACATTGTGTCAGACTTAAATACTTTAGCAACAAGTGACATTGTAACTGACTTAAATATTCTTGGTACTTCTGCCAATGTAACTAACATGGCAACTCTTGGAGCTTCTGGTGTTGTTGCAAATATTGCAACTGTTTCTGGTTCTATAGCTAATGTTAATACTGTTGCGTCAAATGTGAGTGGAGTAAATTCTTTTGCTGATAGATATAGAGTAGATTCAAGTGACCCAAGTTCTAGTTTAGACGCTGGTGATCTTGCCTTTAATACTTCTTCAAACGTTCTTAAATATTATGATGGTTCGGCTTGGCAGACCATAACTGCTGACACAGATGTTAAAACTAAAGTTAGTTCTAACGATACTACTGCTGGTTTCCTAAATGGTAAACTTGTTGCTGGAGATAATGTGACTTTCACGGAAGGCAATAATGGTGGTAATGAAACTCTAACAATCGCAAGTGTAGACAATAGTGTAAGCATGGCGATTGCCCTCGGATAGAAAGGAGAATATGGCAAACACATTTAAAACTGTAACTTTTGCGGCAGAACCAGCTTCAGCTGGAACTCCATACACAATGTATACTGTGGCTGGAAGTACAACTTCTGTTATTCTTGGTTTACGTCTTACTAATATCCATACTACTTCTGTATCTGTTGAAGTGGAATTAGTTAGTGATACTGCAAACCGAAATGGTGCAAACAATGTAGCTAATGGTACTGCGTTTCTAGCTAAAGATGTTGTTATCCCAGCAAAATCCAGTTTGGAAATTTTGGCTGGTAGCAAGATTGTAATGGAAACAACTGACCTACTTAAGATAGACTGTTCAGTAGCTGATAAAGTTTCTGGTGCATTATCTGTAATGGAGATTACTTAAAATTGACTTACATTGGACAACAACCTAGCACTACTTTTGATAGTGGTATTCAAGATAGATTTACTGGATTATCAAGTAACACAGTAACGCTTACACATGACATATCTGCTGAAACAGATATTCTTGTTGTATGGAATAATATCGTTCAAGATAGTGGTACTTATTCAGTAGGTGGTACTGGAAATAAAACTTTAACTTTAGGTGGCACATTAGTTTCGGCAGATGTCGTAACTGTGTATTATTTAAACAAAGTAATGCAATCAGTTAATCCAACTGCTGGTAGTGTTAATACAGATCAACTGGCTACAAATGCTGTTACTAATGTTAAAATGGCTGATGACGCAATCGGTTTATCTGAATTATCTGCTACTGGTACAGCTTCATCTTCTACTTTTTTACGAGGAGATAATTCTTGGGCAGAAGCTGGTGGTGGTAAAATAAATCAACTGTTACATACTAACGCTGTAGTAAACACTACGACAAGTAGTGATGTTGAATTAATGTCTTTAGCAATAACACCTTCTGCAACAAGTTCAAAAATTTACATGTTATTTACAGGGTCTTGTCAAATGGGTGCTGATGAATATGGAAGTTGGGATTTTTATAGAGGGTCATTAGCAAGTGGTTCAAAAATACTTGATGGTGGTGAAACAGTTTTTAATGGATATAATAATATTAGACTTGGTTTCAGTATGAGTTATCTTGATAGTCCAAGCACAACTTCTGCAACAACATATACTGTTGTTGGGTCTGCTATAATTGGATCAATTCAATATGGTGCAACAGGAAGAAATACTTTAACTTTAATGGAGGTATTGGCTTAATGAGTATTCAAAAAGTAGTAAATGCGATTAGAGAAATTGATTATAACAGAAACTTTAAAATTGAAGGAACTAATATTGATGATTGTACTATTGAATGGATCAATGGAAGTGCAGCAATAAGCAAAAATGATATAAAAGCAAAAATGCAAGATATTGAAGATAATGGAACAGTTTTACAACAAACAAGAAATTCTGGTAAAGCTAAATTAAAATCAGGAGAAAAATTAACTGATGCAGAAATATCTGCATTATTTGGGAATTAAAAGGATAAGATATGGCATTTAGTAAAATAGCAGCTGAAAATTTAGGTGGCTCTACACTTCCAGTTTTAGCTGGTGGTAGCTTAACTGGTATTAGTGCTGGAAAAGTTAATCAATTAATTACAATGAATACTAGTTCACAAACAACCACAACTAGTCAAACTTATGCAGATACAAATATAACTGCTTCAATTACTCCTAGTGCTACAAACAGTAAAATTTTAATTTTTATTACTGATAGTTGTAAAATTGCTATGAATGATTCAAATGATGACCAAGGTATGTCTTTTAGAATTACAAGGACTGTCGGTGGCTCATCTTCTTCTGTAATAAGTGACCAAAACGCTTACGAAGGTTTTTATAGTAGTATGCAAAATACTAATATGAACAATCAAAGGCAACACATGACTTTTCATTATGTAGATACAAGTCATAATACAACAAGTGCAGTTACCTATACTCATCAAATAAATGCTTATAGAGGAAATAGTGGAGCTTTAGCAGCTTCTGTTATGGATAACAACAGAGGTAACATGACATTAATGGAGATATTAGCATGATTTTAACCGAATTAGAAAAACTTTGTAGAGCAATACAAACTGTTAAACCAAATACAAGTTTTACTGTTAGAGGTAATGTAGCAAACGAAGAAACTTTTAATAACATAGAGTGGAATACAGGAGTTGATAAAATAGGCAGTGCAGTTTTTACTAAAACTTGTCCTCATTCAGAAATCACATGGACAAAAGTAAAAACAGAAATGGATAAACTATGACCTATGTAGGTGCTACTCCGACAACTGGCGACTTTAAAGTTCTTGATAGTATAACTACTTCGAGTGCAACTACCTTTAACCTTAGACAAGGTGGTGTTGCTGTATATCCTCAATCGGCTAATCATTGTCTTGTAGTTTTAAATGGAGTTTTACAAACTGCTGGTAGTAGTTTTAATATTGTTAATGACACAATAGTTTTTGCAAGTTCTCTTGCTAGTTCTGATGTTATTAATCAAATCCTAGTATTAGGTAATGTTAATGATATTGGTGTACCAAGTGATGACACAGTATCTACTGCTAAACTTCAAAGTTCTTCTGTAACTGACGCAAAAATTTCTGCTATGGCATCTAGTAAATTAACTGGTGTAGTACCAACAGCTAGACTTGGAACTGGTACAGCTTCATCAAGCACAGTTTTATATGGAGACCAAACTTTTAAAACAGCACCTAGTGGTACTCATGTTTTATTAGATGATACTTATATTTCTAGTTCAACAGCAACAATAACTTATTCATCTTCTTTAATTACAGATACTTATGAGCAATATATAATAACTGGCTCTGCTATTCAAATGGGTAGCAATTCAAATGGTAATTTATTTATTAGTTTAAGTGATGATAATGGAAGTAGTTATTTCACAGGTAGTTCTGATTATGCCAGAGGTCTTTATGTTTTGCAAAGTGGAAACAGCAGTAATACAATTATAAGTCGCATGGGAGACCAAAACGGAATATATCTTTCTGGTGCAAATTATGATTATGGTGGAGGTACAGCTTATGGAAATATGGGTTTTGTTATTCGCTTTTTAAATTTAAGAAATCTAGCTACAGGAAGTAGTGCAAGAAGATTGTCTATTATGGACTCAGTTTATCTTGATAGGTCATCTGGAAATTATGCAAACGATAGAGGTTTTCATTATTTTAAAGGTGGAACAGGAAGTATAAATAATATTAAAATTTCTGTTACTGATAGCAACACCATAGGTGAAGGCGAATTTAGATTATATGGAGTAGCTTAATGTATAAAATTATTGATGGTAAACAAGTAGAAATGACAGCAGAAGAAATAACTGTTCATAATTC